TGTAGCTCTTCCTGCTTCTCAGGAACAATGATGAATGTGTCCAAATCCCCATTATCGTTAGGGCCATAATCAAGCGAAACGGGCACCTCATCGGCAGCCCTTATAGTGTAAGCATCTTCATTATTAGTAAATGAGATCGTGCTACTCATATAAGGTTCTTGTAATAGAAGATCGACAACAGTCTTGATCGGGGCATCTGACATTACGTAAAGACTCATTGGGTAAACTCCGTTTCCTCACCATCATGGTTAATATAAAAGATCTTACCTATCTTAGAAAACCTGGGGTTCCTGAGGCACATCTGGATGTCTTGACGTGCCTGTTCATCAGTCAATTTCGAGCGAGAAATATCAATGACCGCTTGTATGGTATCCAAATGCGGCAAACTTCTGAAGTTCCTTTTCACCTCACGGAAATTATTTGTGATCGTATTTTTACCTCCACCCTCAGGAGCTTTCATTTCCGTGATAATGCCATCAAGCACGATATCGGGAGAAGTTTCGTCTTCATCGTTATGCAATCTTCTAATCCGAATTTCATGCCCATGTTTCAGCAATGTGATAAGGGTATCCCATTCATGAGTTGCTGGGTTTGTGGCCCCTTCTTCAGCTGATAACCGGTACAGCCAATCAGGGTTTTCTCCGAAATTCTTCCGCACTTCGGGCGGAATGTAAACCTTTTCCCTTCTTTCTTCAAAGTCGAGTGTCACCCCTTCACCAGGGATGTCCTTACGAATCTCACTGGGCGACGTGTCAGGCTCGGCCTTTAGCACCGAGTATTTTTCCGGGTCGGCTTTTATCGCGTCAGCATATCGTTTGGTGAATCTATCCCGAGGCTGGTCAAGACCCGCATCTAGCTCTTCTTGCGTTGGCTGAAAAGTTGCGTCATCCCATAGATCTTTCAGGGCATGGTATTGCTGCTCACCATTCCAGGACGCTCCCTTAACAACGAGGACCGCTATGCAATCGCAGTGGTCATGATATTTCTCTCCTTCCCGCCGGGATCCCGAAACATATGTATGCCCCCCGGTAGCGCCCGGATTCCGGTAATGAACTTGGCGGGGCCGTGCTTCCCTGGGCTTGCCTGTTGTCACCACGGTATCTTCGGAATATACCGGCCCGCGGGATGCCAGCATTGCGCAAAAAGCACAGCTCTCAGCCCCGGTTAAAACCCTGGCCCACCCCAGCACCTTGCCACCAGGCTTGGTGCTAGCTGGTTCTGCCTTGCTGGCCTTTTTCCTAGAATCGCGGTTATCGTCTCCCGCCTTCCTGCCGTCGCTGGTGTGTTCCACTATCACCTTGGGTTGGCCATCCGACCCAGTGTTATCTTCCACCGTCACCCGTGGACTTTTCTGCGACGACACCACGCGCACCCGTCCCTGGGTCGCGGTATCAACCACCGCATCACGACCAGCTGCACGCGCATGCCGCACTGCCCCAGCAGCTACCCGGCGCGATACCTGGGCCACAGCAGCAGGGTCCGCGGGATTAGCGGGGAAGGCCGCTACTTTTTCCAGCAGGGCGCGCTGTGCATCTTTTGAATATGATTCGATATCGCCAGGTATCGGATCTTTTTTCGGGTTCCATCCTAGGGCGCGCAGGAGCATCTTCCAGGCCGCGTTAGGCTGGTATGGCCGCATAGGTGCCACGTCTATCTCCATGCCTCGTGCGCGCATGTCTTCGGTCATGGTTTGGGCTGCGGATTGGTAGAACGCTTTCCTGGCTTTATGGATGAGCGGCAGCAGCGCGGTCACTAGGTCCCAGAGTGCTTCAATCGTGGTGGGGATCGTTTGGTCTTCGATCAGCTTATATATCTGGTCTCTAAGCCGCAGTGCGGTTTCCCGGTCTCGGGAGTGCTGGTTTTCGATGCTCACAACCCACCCCCTTGCGGTATTTGTTATGTCACTTCAGGCATGGTTTGGGGTTCATCTCCTTGTGTAGATGGGTAGCCATACTTGGTGAGGATCCGCTGGATTTTCTCCTCTGTGAACCCGGGGATGTCTTCCAGGAGCGCCTCTGCTGGTATGCCGAGCATGGTAGCGAGTTTCCCGAGCGCATCAACGGTTTGAGCAAACGACCTTGCTGTGGTGTCTTTCCATTTCACTTCGCCGGCGAAGTCAGCGGCTGAATCAGCATCGCCGTCCATGTGCCCGCACAGCCGTAATAGTTGTTCGTAGGATTCGCCGAGACTTGTTTGGATTTCGGAGGCTTTTCGGTCTTTGGCTGATTCCATGGCTGCCAGGCCATCAGCACTGATGTTGCTGATGGCGTTCGCACCTAGGGATTGCGCTGGGACCTGGGCGATCGCGGCCAGGTCCCGTATGGTTGCCTGCTTGGAGTCAATGTACCGGGTTAGGTCGGTTTCCTCGAACTGACCGGCTTTTGTTTTGGTGCCGTCCGCATTAATGAACCAAACATCGTTCGCTTTCATGCGGATTCCGTCTAGTTCATCTTTGGGTGCCCATCCGATCACATATCGTTGTTTGAAAGCGGCATAGTATTGGGCGATGCCCATTTCGTAGCTGGTTCTGTCGATTCGATCTTGGAGTGATAGGAGCGGCTCGATGATGCCGCCGTGTTCCTCACCGTCTAGTAGCCAGCGGTCCCGGAAGCGGACGACTGGTGGCACCCCAGCGCCGTGAGGGCGGGCCTCGATGATCTGGAGGTTGATGGTGTTGTTCCAGGTTTCAGAAACCCATTCCGCTGGGTTCTTGGGCGCGTGACGTGCCCCGATGTAGTAGATGTAGTTTTCGTCTATGAGCCGCATCCTAGCCCCCCGGATTTCTAGGGCGAGAATGGGCCATTCTGAAGTGAGCCCGTATTCGCCTGGCCAGGCTCTTGATTCCCCGTAGTAGGCGGTCATCATGCGGGGAGAAACCCCCGTGATAAGCGGTGCGGATGCTTGGCCGGGGAAAGTGCCCCGATCGACTACGGCATAGGATGTGCCGTATTTGAGGGCCGCCCGGGTGATTCCGGTTTGGGCAGCGTCCATTGCGTTGCGTTGCCAGTGCTCCCACAGTGGGGATTGCTCGTAGTTGCCGCTGAAATAGTTTTCAATCTTCATCGACTGGGCGAACGTATCCAACACTAGGGGGAGGAATGGGACTTGGGAGTCTTGGGCGATCTGGATATGTCTTTCATACCTGCCGCCTGGTGTTGCCTTTTCGTTCAAGACCGTGAACCGGCCGGCTGCGTATTTCCGGGTCCAGGGCAGCATCGCCATATGGATTCTGTTGTTCCTGGCGTATTCGTATGCGTGTTGGGACAGGAGTCCTCGCACGCCATCAAGTACCGCCCGATTCGACATTTTCATTACACAAACACCGCCCTTCCGTCATAGTGGGTATCTGGTTGGTTATCCAACCATTTTCGGCGCACCATCCGCGCACCAATGAGGCAAACCGCTGCATCAATTTTTTTCGCTGAGGTTGGGGATTCTTTCCGCACAGATATCCCGTACCGGTTTTCCGCCCGGTAGCAGTTGCGTAGGTGGTCTGTGAGGATTATAGAGCCGTCGTAGGTGAATCCGTGCTCAATGATTTCTCTTTCTGTTAGTTCACATGCCCGGGTGAAATCAAAGCTTTTGCTGCGCATGTCCCAGGCGATTGGCTCTGGGTTTGCCCCAGATGGTACTGCCCACAGTTCTAGTTGGTCTTTGTAGCATTCCGGCCAGGTAATCTTCGTGAAGGATTCCCATTCACGCACGTCAGCGAAGAAAGCTTTCACTGTCCACGTGTCAAACGCCTGGGCGACACGGGCTGTGACGGCTTCAACATCAACGATTTTCTTCTCTGCGTGGGACACGTGGCTGTTACCAGGATCCCACGCCCCGATCAGGAAAACATGCCCGTCGGAAACCCGGCACCCCACCAGGGCTGTCGTGTCGCGGGTGAGCGAGCCGTCAAAGAACATGACGATCTCTTCACCAGGCTCCACCTGGATACCCGGCATGGCCATGAGCGCCAAGTCCTTGGGATCAATCCACGCATCAACAGACGCCACTGGCCAGTTCAGATATTTCCGTTTCGAGTCATCCGGTTTAGCACTGTGCGTCCAAATACGAGTCATGATGGCATCGATATCAACCCATGGGCAGTCCCCATACACGAACTCCAACCCGGCGCGAAGCGATGCCGCATCGGCTAGGTTGGTTTCTGGCGGGGCTTGGATGATATCCATGAGGATCTGTTTTTCATTCTTGGATAAGCCTTTCTCTTGGTTACACCAGTCGATAAACGTGTGCTCCCCCACGGTGTTTTTCCCCGGCTTCCAAGCATTTAAGGTGCCTAGCATACGGGACCCTGACTTAGTTAGGTTATCCACCAAGGTGCTGTATAGCTCACCGCCGCCTTTAGCTGGGGTCCAGTGCTCTAACTCGTCGCCAATAATGAACGTTGCCTCCGCACCCTCCTGGGTGGTCGCAGATGATGTAATAACCTCCAGTTTGCCTTCGGGGACAACATTAATCTTCGTAATACCGGGGTCAATGTCGTAATCACGGTGCAGCTCGATCGCTGTCTTCTTGTTAGCCATCGCCCTGATATGCCTCATCGTGTTGTCTGTTTGCGCCTCAGAAACCGCGGCTATTTGCACCCATGGCATCGCCACAGGTTTACCAATGCAGCCGCCGAGCACCTGGGGGTCAAACCTTTCCAGCCTGACGGGGGCGAGCAACTCAATGAGCGCCATAGCGGCAGCGAACGGCGACTTGCCGGAGCCTTTAGCTAGACGACGGAACGCATTGTAGAACAACCATTTTCCATCTGGGCCAACGGCGTAAAACCATAAAACGAACCTGGCCTGGCGGTTGGTGAATTTCCACGGCAGCCCGGCGCGAATCCCATTCGGGTGCTTTAAGTATTTCGCGGCCCACGCTAGTGCCTCCCAGCCGAGCGTTAAATCGGGAACCCCCGGGGGAAGCGTGTCGAGGCGTTCCTCCGGGGGTATCATCATGCTAGATCAGCCCGATATTGTTCCATGATCGACACGGTGGCCTCCTTCGCCTCATCCACTATCTTTGGGGTGGTGAGTTCTACGCGTAGCCGCCGCCTGGCACCCTCGGTGGTCATCAGGGCGTCAGCGCGGGAAAAGATTACATCCATCATTCCAGCACGGGCACCGGTTGGGGAACTTAGCTCCTGGGTGATAAGCCAGGCCACTAGCTTTGCTTCACGCCAGTCGCTTTCCTGATAGAACTGGGCCTGGCCGGACCGCTTCAACGCCCTAAACCAGTCCTTGGCATACGGGTGCCACGCCCGGTCCTCTGTGGGCGGTTTCACTACCTGCTGCCCCATGGCCACCACCACAGCGGGAGCAGCTTCTGGTTTGTTCCGCCGCCTACGCTGGTCGCTGCGCTTCGGTACTGGGCCACGCACCATGACCAACCACCTCCTTCAACACTTGCTTACCGTTCGGGGATACGTCCCTCTCGCTGCAGTGCGGCAGCTACTCGCACCGCGGGGGCTAGATCGACGAGGCCGCCCATGCGGTAAATATCTTCTGTTGTCCGAATGAACCTTGCTCGGGAATAGATTTCCACGCAGCCGCGCCGCCGGCCTGGACCCTCCGGGAGCAGCCCGAAAATATGCAGACCCCGCCGGGAGACCGAACGCTCCACAACGGCACCTGGCACCGCCCGGATAATCTCAACAGCCCAGTCGGCCACCTTGCCGCGCCGGTTGATGCAGTGGTCAAGGTCGATACAGGCTAGGCCACCGCCCAGCATGACGCCGTGCGGACCATCCTGTACCTCAGCGTGGGTGGTCCAGGTTTCCGGCTTGGTTGTTGACGCAGGAGAGCCTGTAGGTGTGATGGGGCGTTTACCATCGGCCGCCGTCCACCGGGGCAGCTCACGCATCCGGGCCGGCAACTGCTCACGCCGACGCCGACGGTAGGCCTTCTGCCTGCATGCGGACGAGCAAAACCGCGGGGAGCGTCCCCTGGTGGGGATCTCCAGCCGGGCTTCGCACACCTCGCACACTAATCTCATAATCTGCATTTTACCACAAGCGTTACGATATACCTAGTCCTAGCTTGGCGTATCCACCATTTCAGACCACCAACAACCAAGGGGGGAGACAGCCAAGGAAATAGTGACCCACACCATAATGCAAAACCGCAGGTCACAGCCCTAATGCGCACCAACAACCAACACCCAAAACCAAGAAACCTATCCTGACCAGCAAAAACCCTGAAACCCGTACACAGCCGGGGGCCGTATGTGACCCGTACCAGGGACCGGCCGGCGGCGGGGTACCCCCCACCCCACGTGGCCTAGGTCACTTATTTCAGGCCGGGGTGGCGGGTAGCAAACCTGTCATACAGCCGGCGACGGGCTACCCGACGCTGCACGCCCCGTGCTGCTTCGCGCCGGGACTTTTCCGCATGGCAACTAGCACATAGCCACTGGAGATTATCGAGCCCATCGGTGCCGCCCTCAGCGACCGGAACGATATGGTCCAACTCCAAGCCGGCGTGGCCTGTCACCGGTTCGGCACCGCAATGGGCACACCAGTAAGGAAGGCGGCGCACCGCTAATCGGTGTAGGCGTTTCCACTCGGCCGCGGTTGTGCGCGACGCGCCATTACGCCACACCATCAGCAACACCGCCTTGCGACGGGCGGACAATAGCAGCAATCGCCCATGACAACGCCTGCTCTAGATGCGTGATGGCTAGCTCACGCTCACGACAGTCCGGTGCGATCGCCGCCACCCGGTGCGCCGCCGCCTGCACACTGGCACGAACCTTAATACAGTCTTCGCACTGATCGTCGGTGCCTTCGTGATACCGGAAGCGACGGTCAATCTCCTGCTGGATACTCTTTGCTTCTGATCCCATGATCCCCTCCTCCCCCAACTCTATGTATGACTAAACCCCTAGGCTTTCCACCCAGGGGTTCCGAACACAAGTTTACACCAACACCTGTCCCACACCAAAGGATAACGCACCACGCATCGCACCAGCGCGCGCCAACACATCATCCAGCCGCACCAACATGCCGCCGGCATCATCCTTTGTGGTAGCCACTTTCCCCGCCTGCGCCCACCGATACACCGTCGTACGCGACACCGGAGCTCCAGATTGCCGAGCCCACGACGCCGCCACCTGACATGTAACCCACTCCGGCGGGGATGGTTCCTCTCCCCCACTGTCGGGCTCTACCATGCCCGCCACCATGCGCGCCTGGGCAATCACTTCTTCCGCCATCATCTCACCCCACGGCACACTATCCGCCACATCCAAATACCGCTGCAACCAAGCGGCCGTAGCCGTGATCCCGTCAGGCACCGGGCCCACAACACTATCACCGCCACACGCCAACACTTCTGACGCCCAGAACCCCAACAGTCCCTCCGTCTGAACTAACAAATCCAACACCGTCAGATTCACCGGGGGCTTTGAACAACACACCGCGCGCCCCAGGGTATCAGTGGTACTACTCCCACGGTGAAAGGTAAGGAGCTCCTCTAACCCGGCACCATTACGTTCCAGTGAGTACAGGGACCTTCCTAACTCATGAAGCAGATAATCATCCACCGCTTTAGTCCTCTCTCTTAAATAGGTATCCCTCAATAGGTTTGTAGTCTACTCACCGCCCCTGCCACCTAACTGCTCTACCCGCCCCGACCCGACCCGACGATCCTAGATCCGTCACCCCATCGTCCTGGTTTCGATCTAGGTCCGATCTAGATCCGTACTAGGTTTTACCGTTTCGTTATAAAACAGGGCAAAAGGAAACCCGGGCACAAGCCCGGGACGCCTTCTAAGTGCGCATATGCGCCATAATTGGCAAAATTCGTTCAAGCTTCCTATCCTAAAAGCAGCTCGTCCACCATGCGTGGAAGGAGCATCCGAGGCCGTTTGCTTGCAAGCGGCCTCTGCTTTATCTTTACTACGGCCAACAAGAAGGCGTCAGGCAACAGCCACGGCACACTTCCACCCATGGCCACCACATGGCTAGACGCTACCCCACCTGACCGCACGCACACCAACTACCCACCCCAGCCCTGCTGAAGCGGGTAACAATAGGCAACGCCTCCTATACCACCTACCTTTCCTTAACGCTTACGCCATCCAGTTCTTATTCTTGCTTCCGCTTCCCACGCTTACGCCGACGCCGCCCACGACGCCGCGACTTACTTGTCTTACTGCTATGATTCCCTCTCGACGTGCCCGGCGCGTTACTATTCCGCTTCTGCCCTTCCGTGAGTGTGGGCGGCCCCGGAGGGTTCTTCTCTCCCATTGCTGCCGCTTCCGCAGCAGTCGGCGACACACCCATATCATTACCGTCTTCATCATTACCGTCTTCGGGGTCATCGGCGAAATCCATCATCCCCGACGGCACCCACCCCGCCGGTGGCTCCTCCCCGGAAACCCAATCAGGCGCCGCCTCTAGCGGATCATCAAACCCCGATACGGGGCCAGCAGCCACACCGGCCACCTGCGATGCCGCATCATGACGCCTAACAGCCTTAGGCTCATCTGCCAAGCGCATGGGATCGCTTTGCTGCTGGGATCGCTGCTTACCGCGCCGGGGCTGTTGTACACCCTGTTCTTGTTCTTGCCGCTGGCGACCTGCCGGCTTCCCACGCTTGCCCGTAGAAACCACATGAATACCGCGTTCTTGCGCATACCGCGAATCGTTAATGAAAGCCGCGGTGTGCGCGTTGTAGTACACTTCTTCGGGTGCTGGAGGATCCCGAAGCTCCTTAACCTCACCTGCGCCACGGGCGCTATTACACGAGCGGCAAGCAACCACAAGCGTTTCCGGCGTCGAATCCTTATGACCGCTGAGCGAATCATATGTGCCACGATGTCCGCTTCTCCGGTCACGCCAATCCACCCAACAGCCACACCATCGGCACTGATCCCCATCGCGCAACCGCACCTTCACAAGCAGATCAATATTACGCTTATCTTTCGACCGCAGACGATCCATTTCCACTTCTTCCTTCGACCGCATGTGGAAAAGCTCCCGGTCATCAACCATCCGCAGCGCCGGATACCCCTCAGGGCCGTCCTCCTGGAAAAGCAAACCAGCGCCACACAACATCTCCAGCATGGCCTCTTCCCTCCCCGGCGCGACCTGATAAAGCGACCCGTAGCCGATCCAATAATCCGTCAGGTGTGCCGCCGCCATGGTTGCTAGCTGCGCTAACACACCCACTGCTTCGTTCTTCAGCTGATGATTCCCCTTACACACTTCGAGTAGTCGAATCATGAGCGGGTGGGTAACCAACGTGTCTCCCATACGGAGCCAAGGCATCTTTCCTTCACCTCTCCTTGTAAATCTCAAAAATATGAACGCGCGCAACACAAACCATCACGCGCGTTCCTA